GCTGCGGACCTGACTCCCGCTGCGCTCTACGACATGAGCGCTCAGGCGACGGCCATTCCGGCCTCCGTGCTGCCCGACTCGGCCACCTCTGGCGTCTACTGGAACATCGGCCTCCCGACTCCGGTGACGGTTGACGACACGGTCAGCCTGACCGGCACCGTGGACCTGGTCTTCATCGACCTCGGCAACGAGAACAGCTAGTGGCTGACGACGTCTTCGACCCGACGAGCAGACTGGACAAGCTCATTGCCCAACAGGAGCCGCGGTTCGCCGCGAGCTTCGCTAAGCTCGTCGCTGGGATGAAGTCGTCCATGGACCTCACCGAGATCGCGGACCTGCTCCAGGCTGGACGTCTGGAGCAGGCCCTCGGTGAGGCGCTGCGTCGAGCGCCCGCGCTGGGCAACATGTACACGGACTCCTTCGTGGCCGCAGCGAAGGACACCGCGGACTTCCTCCAGACGAACCTCCTGACGGTGGTCGCTGACTTCGACCAGACGAATCCGTTCGCAGTGGCCCAAGCCAGGGAGAACCAGCTCCGGCTGGTGAACGGGTTCACCCGGACGCAGACGGCCGCGACACGCGAGGCTCTCCTTGAAGGGATCCGAGCTGGAGCCAACCCGATCCAGCAGGCTCGCAACTTCCGGAACTCGATCGGTCTGACACAGACCCAGGTCAAGGCCGTGAACAACTTCGAGAGGATGCTCACGGAGAACGATCCAGGCTCCCTCTCCCGCCAGCTCAGGGACCGGAGGTTCGATCGTGCAGTTCAACGTGCGATCCGCACGAACAGCACGCTGTCGGACGCGCAGATTCGCACCATGACTGATCGATATCGGGAGAAGTACCTCCAGTATCGATCAGAGGTGATCGCTCGCACGGAGTCCCTCCGGTCCGTCCACGCAGGCAAGAACGAGATGTACCGCCAGGCCGTCGAGGCCGGGGACATCAACGCGGACCAGCTCACGCAGGAGTGGGAGACGGCCCTCGACCCGCGGGTCCGGGACTCCCACAACAGCATGCACGGGCAGAAGCAGCCCTTCGAGGTCCCCTTCATCTCAGGGCTGGGCAACCAGCTCCGCTACCCCACAGACCCGGCCGCGCCGCCCGCAGACTCGATCCAGTGCCGCTGCCGGGTGGGCACACGCATCACGGCACCTCTGGGCGCCACTCTGGGCTCCTCAGTCGCGTTCTGAGAATATCTAGAAATGCTTGCCTTCCAGACACGCTGTCCCGTATCATCACAGTCAGAATCCTGATGTCAGACGAAATCGAACAAATCCAAGTGAATCGAATCGCGAAGGTCAATGACGAGCTAGGGCTGGTCTTCGGCTTCGCGATCGTCTGCAAGATCGACGGAGAGGACCACTTCGATAGCCAGGGAGATCACATCCCTGAGGACGCGATGCTCAAGGCATCAGCGGACTTCGCTGCATCCGCCCGCGTGGCGAAGGAGATGCACACCGGAGACCAGGTGGGTGACTACCTGTTCCTGTTCCCGATGACCACGGACATCGCGAAGAGCATGGGCATCGAGCTGAAGCAGTCCGGACTGATGGTGGCCATGAAGGCCCAGCCCGATGTCATCGAGAAATTCAAGGATGGCACATACACCGGGTTCTCCATTGGCGGAGCCCGCATCACTGACGAGGAGGTCGACTGATGGCCAAGCGCAAGCGAATCATGAAGGAGTTCCGCATCGACGAGATCTCCGCGGTCGACCACCCGGCCCAGCCCACGGCGAAGGCCACGATCATGAAGCGGAAGCACGTCGACAAGGAAGACGACGAGCTGCCGGAGGACGAGGAGAACGAGGACGGCAAGAAGAAGCCCAAGGGCAAGAAGAAGCCGTTCGGCAAGCGCGGACTCCTCACCGCCGAGAACGACGGCCACTCTCACCTGATCCAGATCTCCGACGAGCGCGGCGACACGACCAGCGGCCACACCAGCGGCACCGAGATGGGCAACGCCTCCGGCGGCCCTGGGATTCACCACTCGCACCCGTGGACGCTGACTCCACTGGGCGAGTTCGTCATCGGCACAGCCGCTGGCCACTCACACACTGTCCTTGATGGGACAATGAGCAAAGTCGAGGATGGGATGCCCGATCCCTCTGAGACTCAAATTTCTTCGGGTGATTCCGCCGACATGGTCGGCAACGTTCACAAAGAGGACTCCATGTCTGACACGAACGACCAGACCGCCGAAATTGAAGCGGTCGCCAAGCAGCTTGACGAAGTGACGAAGCGCGCGGAGCGTGCCGAACTCGTTTCTGAGCTGAACGATGCCCAACGTGGCATCTTCAAAGGTCTCGATACTGAGGGCCAGGATGGCTTCCTCGCGATGACCGCCGACCAACGTGACGCCGAGGTTGCTAAAGCAGCCGACGCGGACGCGGTCGTTTACAAGTCCCTTGAAGGTGATGAGTTTCGGAAGTCTGACGACCCGCGACTCATCGCCATGGCGAAGCGCGACGACGAAAAGTCGAAGCAGCTCGCGAAGATGGCACAGGACCTGGTCGACGCTGACCTTGAGAAGCGTGCGGATGAACTCTCGCACCTTCCGGGTGATGTTGCTGGCCGCGTGTCGCTGCTCAAGGGCATCGACGCACTTCCGGAAGGCGAGCGTGAAGGCGCCCTCGCCATCCTGAAGGCGAAGGACGCTGGCCTTGCCAAGGCGTTCGAGCGTGTCGGTGTTACCGGCACGCCGGAGCAGTCCGAAGGCACTGAGCTTGACCAGATCGCCAAGCGTTTCCGTGACGAAGATCCGACACTCAGCGAGATGGACTCGCTGAACAAGGCTCTCGGCACTCCCGAAGGTGAGGCCGCGTACAACGCGAGCCGCTGATAGCAAGGACCTAGATTCATGGCTACTTCACAATCCACGGTCAGCATCAGCGGAGAAGCTGGTTCTGCCATCGTCATCTACCGACTCGTCACCCAAGCGGCTGACGGTCAGTACGACCACACGGGTGCGCAAGCGCATGCCGATGGTGTCTCTGAGGAAACTCAGGCTACGGTCGGCGGCTCTGTCGGCATCGCAATCCCGAACGGCGCTAGGGTCAAGCTCGAATGTGGCGGAAACGTCACGGCGGGCGGCAAGCTCGAAGCAATGGCTGACGGCAAGGTCCAAGACTACGCAGGTGGTCTCGGCGATAGCTGGGTTGGCAAGGCCCAGGAAGCTGGCGTTGATGGCCAGATCATCACCGTTCTCTTCACCGTTGACCTCGATCAGGTCGCCTGATCCTAACAAGGAGAACTGACACATGTCTTTCCAACAGCCAGGACGTTCAGACGTTCACGTCGACCGTCCCCTCACCAGCATCTCGCTTGCATTCATGCAGAGCGAAGCTGGCTTCGTTTCCGACCAAGCATTCCCGCGCATCAGCGTGGCGAAGCAGTCGGACACCTACTTCACTTATGACCGCGGTTACTTCAACCGCGCCGAGATGGAGAAGCGTGCGCCGGGTGCCGAGTCGGCCGGTGCCAACTACACGATCAGCACGGACAGCTACTCGGCTGACGTGTGGGCGCTCCACAAGGACGTCGCTGATCAGGTTCGCGCCAACGCTGACGCGCCTCTGAGCCTCGATCGTGAAGCCACGCAGTTCCTCGCGCTCCAGGGTCTTCTCCGCAAGGAGAAGGAATGGAATGACGAGTATTTCGTCACGGGTGTCTGGACCTCTCAGGTTGCAGGCATCACCGGAGCACCTGGCGCTGGTCAGGTTCAGTTCTGGAACGAAGCTGCTTCGACGCCGATCGAGGACGTCCGTACGGGCATCCGCACGGTTCAGATCCTGACGGGCTTCCGCCCGAACAAGATGGTGGTTGGCCGCGCTGTGCTTGACGCACTGCTCGACCACCCTGACATCGTCGGTCGCCTTGACCGCGGCCAGACGACTGGTCCGGCCATGGTCATGCGTGAGTCGCTCGCAGCTCTCTTCGAGCTTGAGCAGATCCTCGTCATGGACGCGATCGAGAACACCGCGGCGGAGGGCCTCACGAACGTGCATGCCCTCATCGGTGGGGACCACGCGGTCCTCCTGTACGCCCCGGCTTCGCCTGGCCTCATGACTCCCTCCGCTGGCTACACGTTCCAGTGGACGGGTCTCCTGGCCGGTGGCGCCGCTCAGATCTCGCGCATGCGTATCGACCTTCGCAAGTCGGACCGCATCGAGATCGAGATGGCGTTCGACCAGAAGCTGGTCTCGGCGGATCTCGGCTACATGTTCCTCACGGTCATTGGCTGATCCCGACTGAATGGGGGTAAAGGGACCTCTCCTTTACCCCCATCCCCCTCCTCCCTACCCCCACTTTTGACGGCACAAAACATTCCCATGGGACGCATCAGACACTGGAAAGAACGCTTCGACCCGAAGGGTGACCTCGTCTTCTCGAAGAGGATGCTCCTGAATATGTGCGGAGCTGGCACGGTCGACTTCGGCGACCCGATCACCGACGAGATGAAGCAGGAGCTGGGAGCCCACCGCCTCCTGATCTGGTGGAACGCTGGCGTCATCCAGATGGCTCCGGAGCAAGCTCCCCAGCCATCGGCCACCTTCAACCAGATCAACCAGGAAGCCATCGAGCCAGACGGTGGGCCGATGCCCAACGTCGAGAAGCTCGGCGGTGGCTGGTATGAAGTCACACCCGCGGGAGCCACGGAGTCCACCCGCATCCGCGGGAAGAAAGCACTGGAGGCGTTCCTGAATGGCTAGGACGCGGCAGATCGAGGTGGTGCTCTCCGCAGTAGAGGAGGTCACCGAGAACCTGATCAAGCGCCTGACGCTTGACATCGTGGCGGAGCTGGTCAAGGCCCCGTCCGAAGGAGGCACGCCCATCGATACTGGCTGGGCGTCCGCCAACTGGTTCCCCGGTCTGTCCATCAGCCGCCGAGACGGCAACGTCCTCGACCCGGACAGCGGCGACGTCGCCGAAGCTCAGGGCGCACAGCAAGCTGGCATCGTGAAGGTCCTGGCGTACAAGCTCGGACGCCCGGTGTACATCACGAACAACGTCCCGTATATCACGCGCCTCAACGACGGCCACTCGCAGCAGGCTCCCAAGGGTTTCGTCCAGGCAGCCATCACCCGCGCCTTCCTCGGACTATGACAAGCGTCACGATGAACGAGGCCCGCGAGGCCATCTACCTGAAGTGGGTCACCGACTGGGCTGCCGCCACGCCGATCACGTTCGCCAATGAGGCGTTCGTTCCGCCCACGGATGCTCCGTGGGCTCGTCTCACCGTCGTCCATGAGGACGGCAACGTGGACTCACTCGGGATCACAGGGTCCCGCAAATTCCTCCGGCAGGGCAGGGTACTCATCCAGCTCTTCGACTCCGTGAACCAGGGGCTCCGGTCGCTGGATCTTCTCACCGCCAATGCGCGGGACATCTTCGAGGGCACGCAATTCAGCGGCCTCTACTTCCGGAGCGTGGATGTCCGCGAGTCCGGCCAAGACGGCGAATGGCTACAGTTCGTCGTTGACGCACCCTTCTTCTACCAGGAAACCAAGTAATGGCTCGTTCACTTACGAACAACCTCTCTCTGTCGGTCGCGACAGAGGCGAGCATCGGCACGCTTCCGGGAACGCCTCTGTGGGTTTCCCTGGAGCCGAACTCCGTGGGCACCTACGGCGCTGACATCTCCGTCACGCCCCGGAACCCAATCTCCAACACACGCCAGCAGCGCAAGGGTTCCACGACGGACCTGGACAGCTCGGTGGAGTGGGAAGGTGACCTCACGAAGGATCACTTCCTCAGCTTCATCGAAGGCTTCATCTTCGCCCAGCGGGCGTCGAACACGCTCATGGAGCGCGTCCAGGCTGGGTCGGACTACGACACGCTGGCAGCGGTCGCAGCCACGGACGACTTCACGCACTCGGCTCTCTCGGCGGCTCTCGCTGAGAACACGCTGATCTTCGTGCGCGGCTTCTCGAACGCAGCGAACAACGGCCTCTTCGAGGTCGCTGCGGCGGGCACCACGACGAGCACCATCACGCAGGCTGGTGCGCTTGTCGATGAGGCTCCGGCCACCACGACCGGCGCCCGCATGGACGTCTGCGGTCACCGGCTGACGGACGCCACCTGGACGGACGCCACGACCGACATCGGCTCGGCCCTCACGGACCTGAGTACGCTCGGCCTGACGGTTGGGCAGATGCTCCGCGTCGGCTCAGACATCAACGCCCTGACGGGTGGGCAGCTCGTCGGTCGCATCACGGCGATTGC